CTCTTTATCGCTATTTGACGTTATAGAGCGCCACATATCGGTTGCTTGCAACGGGCCAAAAGCACCACCTTGAATGCCCTCTCTTACAGCAGCATCATAATCCTTTGCCGCAGGATTAAACTGCTCTTCTATGTATTTTTGTTGCGTCGCATTAGCAGCTGCTGACTTAGCAGCTTCTTGTGCTTGCTGCTTTCTATATTCTTTTAAATTTACTCCTGCGGGAATTTCAGATTGCTGCCCAGACTGAGGCTGCATAGTTGCAGGAATATTAATCGGCATTCCAGTTCGTTGGTCGCCATAGATTGTATTGCCATCTGTATCTTGACCAATAGGGCCAATCTTTGGGCCTTTGAGCGTATCAATCTGAGCTTGCTTATATTGTCTATCCAAAATGTTTTCTGGCGTATTAGCCATTGCTTGGTTCTCAAGCAGCTTTTGAATACCAGCAGGCCCAAGAGCCTGCGCTTGATCTTGTGACAAGCCAAGCGACTTGACAAAATTCGGGTCATTAAATCTTTGACGCAGAGCATCTACTCTTGTCATTTCATCTTGAGTTGCCTTGCCCTGCATATTCATCAGCCGAGCTTGTGCAGCTGTCATTGCATCACGCTGAGCGCCGTCCATATACTGAGGCGCCTGAGCAAGGATAGTGGCTCTTTGTGCTGGTGTTAGCTGCTGGCTGGAAGCTAACAACAACATGCCAAGATTGCCTAACTTATCAAACTGAGCTTGACGCAAATCGTCTTGATACATCTGACCTAGCGTTGGCTCAGCGATAGTAGATGTATTAGCCATAGTTGCACCTGGCAACTGAAGTGGTTGGCCACTATTATTTGTATCAAACGGGTTATAGCCAAACATCCGCGTGGCGAAGTCCATCAGTGCCATTATTAGCCTCTTATCCTAAGAGCCCGCGAGTGCGGCCACGGTTAAAACGATTAGCCTGAGGAATTGGTGCATTCATCATTTGCATTGGCGCCATTGGCGTAGGCGATAACATCTGCGCTGGCTGGTAGGCTTGCTTTAAAAGCCCCTCGCCATAGTCGCCAACCTCATTCATAGCTTGCTTGGCTTTCAGAGCCTGTGGGTCGTATCCAGCTTCAATCAATGCTGTGATTGCATTCTTTGGCTTGTCAGATGTCGTATTCACAGCCGGTGCTATATTCATAGGCTGACCAACTGCATTGTCCTGCATAGCGGCGACATGACTAGCGACAGTCCCATTGCCATCTGATGCTTTATAGTGTCCTGGCGAACCAGCATTCACAGTTGAATAGGCATCCAGTAAACCCATCCCAGGCTTGAAGCCACGCGCATCTAAAAACTTAAATGTTGCATCAATTTGATTGATTGCTGATGGATGCACTGTATCAACGCCGAACTGCTTACGCTCTTCTGGGCCAAATTGGATTAAGCCATAATACTGGTTATTCTTCCCACCCCAGACATCAGGCCTGCCACTACTTTCGTAGTTGATGACTTTTAACAAATCATCAGCGTTATAGCCTTTATCAGCAGCTTTCTGGCGAAGATATTCAATGTCTGTTTGCGCTAAATTCATTGGGCTATCTTCCTAATGGCTGCCAGCCAAGGCCAGAAGCGGCACGTAATCCAGTAAGGCCAGCACCTAGTAAGCCAGCAAGCGGGCTGCTGCTTGTTGGTTGATATGGCTGCCCCTGTAAGCCGAATGAACTTCCTGTTGTTGTCTGGCCATATGGCGTCTGGCCAAGCGCTTGAAGGCGTAATGTAATCGGGTCAAGCATTGCAGAGCGTTGGTCAGCGATAGCTTGTTGAGCCGCTGTAATTTGGTTTTGCCTCTGATTTTGAAGCAACCCACCCGCATCAATCCCAGCATTAGCGCCTTGAAGAAACGCCTGCTGTCCGGCTCCGGCTAAATCGCCAAGAGTGCGGGATGTATCTAGGCCAAGATTTGCAAATTGATTGCCGAGATTGCCAAGCAATCCAGCGCCTGACTGAGTAAGCTGAGCATTGTTAAGACCAAGAGAACCTAAAGCATTATAAGCATTTTGGTTTTGTTGCTGCTGTTGTAAACCTAGATTAGCATTAGAAAGCTGACGCTGTTGCTCTAACTGCATACCTTGTAAGGCAGCATTTTGATTAGACCGCTGAGCATCAAGGTTCATTCCAGCTTTCTGAAGAGAAAAACCGGCATTCGCCTGCTGAGCAGCTTGCAATCGTTGAGCTTCGTTTTGTGCTAGATTTGCGTTTGATAGTTGATTTTGGCTTACCTGGCCAAAGTTTTGCATAGCTAAAGATGCGTTCGCCTGCTGTGCAGCTCTTAACGCAGCCATATCCTGCAATTGCATTCCAGCATTGGCTTGCTGAGCATTTTGCATTTGAGAGTTATTTTGTAATGCAGCGCCCATATTTGCTTGCTGAGCATTTTGCATAGCTTGATAATTTTGTAATGCCGCCGACTGATTAGCCTGACCTGCCGTAATGTCTTGACCGCGGCCTTGCAATCCAAAGCCTGCGTTAGCTTGTTGAGCGTCTATATTTTGGCCTCTATTTTGCAATCCAAGCTGGCCAAGCGTGTTAGCAGCGCTAATACCAAAATTTGCATTATTAAGACCAAGATTACCAAGTGTATTTGCTGCGTTTACACCAAACGACCCCGTGTCAATTCCAAGGCTTCCAAGTCTTGAAGCAGCATCGGCTGAAAGCTGAGCAGCGTTCTGGCGCACACCAGCACCTTGAAGACCTGCCGACTGATTAGCCATCTGAGCTTGAAGATTTCTAGCTTGATCGGACTGCAACGCAGCTTGAGCCTGACTAAATCCCTGGCTTCTTAGGTTAGCGTCAAGATTTGCTGCCTTACTGCCAAATTCAGCATTTGTAACAGCATCTTGTAACGCTTGGCGAGAGCCGCCAAGAGCTTTTGATGCAATCGCACCGTCAGCATTTTGATTAAGCGTATTGGCACGCTGCTTATCAAGAGTGCGAAGTGAGGCGTTTACAACATTGTCTATGTATGGGTTGAGGTAGTCGTTAATATTACCCTGGGGCAATGTCTGAGAAGAAACACTATCTGGTGTAAACTGCTGCATTCCGCGAGCATCAGAGATAGTATTTTTAAGCGAATTAAACGCAGTTCCAGTTGTTTCGTAAACTGGGTTATACGATGAGCCTATGCTATCCATAGCGCCAGCAACAGACTTTACGCCGCCAGAAACTGGATCATAAATCTGTCCGATCATACCTTGAGATTGTTGTGTCGGATCACTGCCTGGGGATATTGGCGTAAATCCCTGACCAGATAAATTTATTCTATCGTAACCAGACCCAGAACTATCGACCTGTGTGTAGTTTGTTTTTGATGTGTCAACTGGATTAAAGTTACCAATCGACTGACCAATAGGACTATAATCAGCACCACGTGTGTTTACGTTGTTATATCCACTACTGCCATAAGAAAGCGGATCGTATCCACCAGTTGCATTTACGTCTTTATAGGTTCCAGTATATCCAACAGGATTATAAGCCTGACCAACAGATGACTGAAGGCCAGACATCGCTGACTGCACAGATGATGGATTTATGGAAGACCCAGCTAGTGACATGGCATTTTGGAAGGCAGGCGCAGCGCCTCTCAATGCGCCAGCTGCAATACCAGATGCGGCATTAAACTGCCCTGTAGTAGATCCTACATTTTGATTAATTGCATCAATGGCAGACAACTGGCCTGGCGTCATATCAGCAACGCGCTGACCAGTGTATGGGCCTGGCAGTCTACCAGATATATCATTAGCCATACGCAGATTTTCTTGCGCGGCTTGATCCACCCAAGAGGGAAGAGAAACAGTGCTAGAAGATTGCTGCTGCTGCGGGATCATCATAATTGATGGTGAGCCGCCAGATGACTTACCCATTTTTCCCTACCTCGTTTATGAATAATGTGTGAGTAGGCTTCCAGCCATATTTAGGCAGAACTGTTTTCCACCCATGCCGCCCAAGCGTCTGCATCCAAGAGCAGCCACTTTTCTCAGCAAACTCATTTAAGTCTTTTTGCAGAGCCATAAGAGATAAATCACCGACAGCTAGAAATACGTTTAAGTATTTAGCCCTCGGTGTCGTTGCTATCTCTGTTAAGACGAAACTATTACCGTGGACGAAGCATTGCATCTCACCTCGCGCCACGGCGTGCTGAATATCTTCTATCGTATGTGTGTTGCCTGCTAATTTAAGCGCTTTAGATAAGCGCCTCTGCAATACCTCAGATCCTGTCTTTACCGTCATTCAACACTACACTTAATACGCCAGCATTAGAGACAGTGACTTGATAGACCTTACCATTTGGCGCTTGTAGTAATACCCTTGGGGCAGCTTCGTCTTTGCTTACGGTTAATAGAAATGATCTTTTTACCGCATCAAGGATTTGCGCAAATGTGCCTGAATTATAGCTAACCGGCGGTGGGGGTAGATTAACATTCATCTGCCGGTTCCCTGCTCTACGTTGAAGCGCATTGAGCCGATAGACCAATCAATATCCTTAGTCGCCTCAATCCGGATACGAATATCACGCCCACTAACTCGGCAGTCGGTATAGCCGTTTGGTCTAGGCGTGTAACTTGGCCAGACCTTCTCAGCGCCTTCCGGCGTTTGGCGAGAGTAAAACTTAATCTTTAAGCTATCATAGCCGTCGCCATTGTTAGGCAAGACTTGATTGATTGTTATCCCCCTACTGCCGTCAGTTAGAGGTAACATGCCAGTTTCTGCGAATATATTAGTTCTAGGATTACCTGCATCCGTCCAGCCAAGCTCATGCTCGTATAAATGGCCGTCAGTGCCTGCCATAAATGGATGAGGATAGGTTTCACCAGATACGCCAGCAGTGCGGGATAACTCGCCCCAAGACCACCAGCCCTCGGCATAGTTATAAATGACATATCGGTTGGTTTCAGAATTTCCGACAGTTGGATAGAAAAACCATACTTCTGGAAAAGATCCGTTATGAATAGCGTGTGCGCGACGTGGGCCGTATATCGGATCCATATTTGCAAATATATCATTAGCAATCGGGCATTCGATTGGCTTGATATAGCCACCTTCATAAAACCAGAAGCCATTACGGCCCATCCACATTGCCTTACCACTAAACTCAGCAAACGCTGCGGGGGATAAAATAGTAGTATCAGCTATGCGCTCAATGCCGTAAATATATGGTAGCCCAACATAGCGGGCTAAATATGCCTCAGATAGTGATAGGATTAATACACCTTCTCTAACCTTAACAGCTTTAGTCAGTGGCGTGCGTGCATCCAGATCAAGATAACCAGCAGTATTCGTTGTGCTCGCCACATTCCAATCCGTATAATCCTCTCTTGATGACCAAGCCACACGTCTTTGAGCCGCACCAGAAATGCCCGTTAAAGATGCGCCAATCGCCATACAATGGCGCTCATCAGTAACAACAACGCAGGATACACCACCTGGGCCTGTTGTTATTTTTGTGGGCTTTGTCGTTACAGTCGACGTCACATAATAATATAAATTGCCATCAGAATTAGCTGTTAAAATTACATCTTCACCCCAGTTACTGAATGACCAGAATGGCAGTGAAGAATAAAGCGTTGTCGTCCCTGGCCTTGCATCGCCGTATGTATAAAAGCCATATTCTAACGTGCCGTATCCAGCAGCAGTTCCGATCTGCTCAAGCGGGACAAAGTTTGTTGGCGTGATATCGGTAAACGTCGATCCTGTATCAATGTATAGTTTAGCTTCCGAGCCGACGAGTATATGCCGAACATTAGAATTATCGCGATACATATGAATGCCACGCGCGGTGCTATCCAATGGGACAGATGTAGCACGTTGCCAGCCGCCTAATGGACGTAGAGTTCCCGCTTGCCATCTGACAAGGTTCATGTCCCACCAGCGGCCAGACGTATCGTATGGCGTAGCGTTACGCTCAATACCAGGCGGCAGTAATAATGTTTTAAAAGCCATTAAATCCCGCCTAATTAATTTATATAAACGGCAAATTCGCCATATCTTCCTGGCGATCCAGCACCACCAGTGCCAAAGCCAGCGCCACCAGATCCGCCCTTGCCAACAGTTACCGTAATTACAGATCCAGGCGCAGGGCCACTGCCGCCATTAACAGGGCTCAATAGTGTTACGCGGTTAAAACCGCCATTACCCCCACCGCCACCGCCAGCTAAGTTATTACCCCCACCGCCACCATTGCCACCAAGTGCAATATTGTCAGATCCAGCGCCACTTGGCGCTCTTGCGCCACTTGCTGCTCTTACACCGCCGCTACCACCAAAGGCAGTATTGAAACTACCAAATGATGTGTTCTCACCAGCAGCCCCGCCTGCACCATCGCCATTGACGAATACAAAACCATTGAATGTAGTTCCATCGCCACCAGCGCCACCACCACCAGCAGCGCGGCAATCTATTTCCATAGAATAATATAATGGCACAGTGTATGTGATTGTATTTGTAACGCCTTGAACAGGGCTGCCAACAGTAGCTGATGATGCGGCAGCTACTGATGGAGTTACAGGTGACGTGCCCCTCTTTGCATAAAAATCAGATAGTCTTATTGTAGTAGAAGGAAATGTTCCACGAAAAGCGTTTGATTGCCAAAATATCTGCGAGCGTCTGCCGCTAAGAGATACCGATCCAGTTAAGCCAAAAGCACTGCGTATATCAGATGCCCGAATAGTTCCACTAGATGGCGTGTATGACATTAGCGCGCCTCAAGTTCATCAATGCGTGCAGATAATTCCTTAATAGCCTGGATCAACACACCAACCATATTAGCGTAGGCCACGGACTTTGTGCCATTGACATCTGTCGCTACTAATTGAGGCAGGACTTTCTCTACCTCTTGAGCAATAACGCCGATACCGAGCTTGCCAGTGTCTTTGCGGGCGTATGAAACGCCTCTTAACTGATTAACAATTCCTGTAGCATCAAAAATAGTATGAATATCTTCTTTTAATTTAATATCTGAAAAGGCGGTAATGTCGCCAGAAGCCGTCAGTGTACTACATGTAATCTCACCAGATGATGTGACCGATCCGCAATTAATATTACCACCACCAACAGATAAAGATGCTCCGCTAATTGCTCCATTTGAAGTGTTAAGCGAAATACTCCCGCCACTCATAGTGCCACTAAATGATCCAGAACTTCTAGCAACGTAATTAGCATTAGCAGTGGTTACTGTAAGCGCATCAGTAATACCATAACCAGATAAAGTTGTCGGCTTAGAGGTAATATTTGACCAGCTTGGTGCAATCGTTACAGCCGTTCCAATAGATGTAATTCTGCCTTTACCATCGACCGTAAATGGTCGCACGCTTGCTGCATCGTTGTTGTATGTTCCAGATGTGACGCCGGAATTAGCAAGCGTCAGTGTTATAGTAGACGCTCCAGTGCCTGTTACATCGCCGGATGCAGTTATGCTTTGAACGCCTGCACTTGCTTCAAGCACCCAAGATCCACCCGCATCACGTCTGAGATACCCACCACCTGTTAGACCAGATATTGTTTTCAAATCTTGATCTAAATAACTTGCAGCATCTACATATGCTTTAGTAGCTGCGTGATTAGCTTGCGTTGGATCACCGATGAGAGACAAATAGCCAGACATTGGTGTTGACCCTGTGCCTGATCTCAGCACAGCAGTCGTATCTACATAGTTTTTAGTAACGGCCTGTAATGGCGAGGATAATCCAGTAGGATCAGCAGACAAAACAAGTGGGCCAGACATTGATTGCGAAGCTGTCTGCGTCCGTGAGAAAGCATAGCTTTCTAAAAATTGACGCGTCACAGCGTGCATTGAGCTAACAGGATCAGCAAACAAGCTAAGATAGCCAGTTAGCGACCCACCAGCTCTTGTAAGCGCATTATCGGTGAAGAACTTTCTTGTAACAGGGTGCATATCGGCACTAGGATCTGCAAATAATGTCAGATTGCCTGTTAATGTGCCGCCAGCGCGTGGTAACAAAGTTGTATCTACATAGTTTTTTGTAACAGCAGTTCTTATATCAGATCCGCTTGTTGGATCAGCAGACAAGACAAGCGGCCCTGTCATTGTGTCGCCAGCTTTGGATACCTTCGCATTTATAGACGGTGTTAAAGCAGCATCGCCATCATCAACGTATTTCTTTGTAGCAGCATGAAGATTTGATGTAGGCGCAGCATTGAGGGTAATATAACCCTGCATTGTCCCACCCGTTAATGGCAATCCAGCGCCTGCTTGGATCTGCGCTTGAGCTAATGCGTCATCAACGTATTTTTTGTTTGCAGGGTGCATTATATTTACTGGCGCAGCATGTAGAGTAATGTAGCCAGACATTGCGCCGCCTGCCCTAGACAGAAAATCATCTACATATTGCTTCGTTGCTGGATGAAAATTAGATGTAGGATTAGCATGAAGCGTGACAAAGCCCGTCATCGTCCCACCAGCCCTAGACAATGCAGCATTAGCAGTTGCTTGAGCGTCAGCAGCTTGTGTATCACGCGCTTTGATCTGCGTATCAATCGTATCAAAGTTGGTGTTTATAAGACCGCCCCAAGTGTTGGTGGCAGCGCCAACCTCTGGCTTTATTAGGGTATAATTAGCGGTAAATGTATTTGCCATTTGCTAAGCCACCATTTGCCATATTATAGACGATGGAGTGACAATCTCACCCCACTGTCCATACAAATTAATTGTTGATACGTCAGATGTCTCTGAGGCGGTTAATGTTATTGTCGATACTATTACAAGTGATACAGCGCTAACATCGGGAGCTTCAGTCGCCGATAGCGTGATGATCTTTTGCTGGACAACAAATCTTGCAATATCGGGAGCTTCTGAAACAGAAAGCGTTAAATAGGATGTCGTATCAGCAGTAAATGCAGCAGTATCAGCTTGCTCTATGCCAACAAGCTGAGCAGTTGAAGCTAATAACCCATCAAATGACGCTGTATCTGGTGCATCAGATGTATTTAGGACTATATTCCACGTTGATACTACCAAGGACGAAACAACGTCTTGATTTTCTGTAGCAGACAGCGCGCCTTCAGCGCTTAAATATCCGCTAAATGTAGCAATGTCAGCGTTTTCCTGCGACAATAAGATCGCTTCAACTGAAATGCCAATGTTAACAGAAATAGCGTCAGGTGCTTCAACGGCACGTAAATGTAAAAATGGGACACTATTATCAGCTTCAACAATTATGCTTGAAACGTCACCAGCTTCATTAGCTGCGACGGTAAGAGCCGTTCCTACATTTAAATTAATAGACGATACATCTGATGGCTCAGTTGCACTTACAGATATAGACCCAACTATATCAGTTGCAAATGATGATGTATCAGACTGCTCTGTAGCTGTTAATATAACGGATGCGACAATAGATACAGTGAATGCCGCAGTATCGGGAGCTTCGCGTATATCAGCGCTAAAGCCCTCATCATCTTGGAAGGCGTTTGTTTGAAATGCGCCACCTTGGAATGCGCCAAGATTTACTTTGACTTCACTTACAAAGTTATCATTTGCTTCAGTAACTGCTAGATATAATGTGCGGTCATAAATCTGAAACGCATTATACTGCCAAGCGTTTTCTTGAAATGACCGAGCCATATGTCGTGTCCCTGGCTATTAAGCCGAAATCTCAGCAGCAGCTTTAAACAAATCGTCTATCTCTGCATCTGTGAGATTTAACGCTGCGCCAAGTGTTGCAATCATTGGCGACAATCGCTTCCATTCAAGAGCATATTCCCAAGCAACCTGCGTCTTCGCATCAGCAGCAGCAACCGCAGCCTCTACATCAGACAATAGCTCTGCATCAGCTAAAGCCATTCGTCCTTGAAAGGGCGTGACGACTGCGCTTTGCCGCCATTGCTCAACTTTGGCTGCTAGTTCTTCATCCGTAAATTTTGTGAGTGTCCAGCCAATAAACCATTCACCATCAACCAACTTAGGTTCCGCATCCGGCAAGCAGGAATGTGTCGCATGTTCATAGTCTGGCTGCGTTAGATACGTGACTTCTACGAGGGAATAGCCTGTATTTAGTGCTGTCTGCGTCTTAGGAAACCAAAACGCTACGTCATAGTTACCGCCAAAGTTTGTATAAGGATTTTCCTCCTGCATGTCAGCAAATGTGTAAGGGTACTTAACAAGCACATCACCGTTGATTTCAGCATATAAAGTCATGTTATACCTCATTCGGCGTATGTGCCAATGGCTGTAGCCTGGTTGATCGAGAGAATTGCTTTTGTTCCATCAGGCGAAAGACTAAGTTGTTCTGGGTTATAAATATTAATATTTTGGCCGCCTAGAGTAGAAAGAGAGAGCGTCCAAGACGCGCCACCATCATTCGACATGTAGATTGGTTTACTGGGGGTGCCACCAATAAGAAGTCTATCTGTTGTAGACAAAAACGCTGTATCTTGAGCATATATAGCTGTAGATAATGGTGTTGAAATCGTTGAAAAACTTGTTCCACCATCAGTGGATTTGTAAAGAGCAGTTCCAACTAGAGCATAAATAGTATTACCATCATTCGATATATTTAGCCTATATGTAGACCCCGAACCAGGCGTTGTTATAGCACTCCAATTTACACCATAGTTTGTTGATTTATATATTGCCCCAGCCGTAGTTCCGGCGAGCATATACTGTCCATTATTCGACACACCGCAAGCCCACCAACCTCGTGTAGTTTCTCTCGCTGTCCAATTTACACCATAGTCAGATGACGTATAGATTTGACCATTATTTTTTGTTGCAACGGCATACAAAGGGTTATTTGATGCAAATTTTGCAAAATAAGCATCTTGTATCGCAAGGGTTCTGGTGAACGAACTTCCATAGTTCGATGACACGTAGATACCCGTAGGTGTATTACCCGAAGCCACAACTAAGTATTGACCTGTAGATGAAATATCAGAACTGAAGGAAGAAAAAAACGATGTAAATTCAGTAGCCGTCACGCCATTATTTGAAGATACAAATGATGTATATGATGAATTTGACGACATCAGTGAATAGTTACCACTAATTGATGAGCCAGACTGAGATGTTCCAGAGTATCCATTTGATTGAGCCCAAACGAAACCCGCTGATGAACTTTTTGCCCCAAAACCGAAGGCTCTGGCAGAGGCAGCCCCGCTAGTAATAATCGTTGGCATAGCGACCCCTTATGCGAACTTGGTCTGCGATGCAAACACGGTGAACGCAGACGTTCCAGTTTTCACAATCGTGTAGGTGTAAATGTCGATGCTTGACGCATTACCCGAAGTTGGAGCTGTGCCACCCTGCCATTTAGGCGTTACGGTAGCTCCATCCACCTGCACGACGTTATTATAATACGCGGTGCCACCTTGCTGAACCAAGAACACAACCGTGATAGTTTGACCTGTAGTCATCAAGGTGTTCAGCGTCGTTCCGCTTGAACCTCTAAAGTTCACTGTCCAGTTAGCAGAAGCATTTGACGTATAGTAAAGCACACTTTGTGTTGTAACATCATATTGTATTGTGCCAGTTGCGGCTGTCGCTGAAACCGTAGTTGTCTCAGCAACATCAGAAAATACTGCTCCTAATGTACTCGTAGAGCCATTAAAAGTTTGCGTTGCTGTAAAGGTCGTAGCAGTTCCAGGAATAACATAATCAGTCCCTGCTGTTGCTGCCGTAAATGCTGATGTACCATTACCCTTTAAAATGCCAGTTAATGTAGTTGCGCCTGTGCCACCATTAGCAACAGCTACAGTTCCCGTTACGTTAGCAGCAGTTCCCGTAGTATTCTGATTGAGGGTTGGGACATCAGCCGCAACTAATGCTCGAAATGTTGGTGTGCCAGCGGCACCATTGGGTGCAGCTAAAATATTATTTGCAGTCTGTGAAGCAAAATTTGATGGGGTGACAGAAAGCGTTCCACCTAGCGTAAGATTACCAGAGGTCGTAACTGTCCCAGATAAACTAAGGCCACTTACCGTTCCTGTCCCACCGACTGAGGTAACTGCACTTGTAACATAGTTGCTTGTATCAAGTGACCACGTATTTGCTGCCGTCTTTTTCAGTAAACCACTTGTGCCAGCAAGAGCAGCGATAGCAGCTAAGTCAGGGTCATATGCTTGAACTGAAGTGCCAACAGCAGCCGGATCTAAGTAATCAGTGCCAGCAGTAGCAGCCGAGAATGCTAAAGAGCCATTTCCTTTTACCAATCCCGTCAGCGCAGTCGCGCCTGTGCCGCCATAGGCGACAGACAAAGTGCCAGATACACCCGTAGCTAGAGGCAGACCAGTGGCATTTGTCAGCGTGATTGCCGTAGGCGTTCCAAGTGCAGGCGTCGTCAGTGTTGGGCTTGTCGCTCTAACAAGATTACCCGTCCCTGTCGTCGATATCTCTGTCGCGTTGCCAGAGCCGTCGAAGCCAAGGACGGTGCTTGCAGTGCCGGTAAACGTATGGCCAGCGTTCCAATCGCTCGGCACAACTTGACCCGCCGACGCAGCAGCAGCGTCATCGGCAATAGTCACGTTTTTCTGATGCTTGACTAAAACAGCCATAGTAATACCCGCCTATACGATATTAAGAGTGCGTAATTGAACCAGCAGAGAGCGTAACCGTCTGGCCTGCTGAAATAGCTGTCGCGTTAATAATGATGTCTGCCGCGCTAGTTCCAACCGTGAGGCCAGTAACAATCACGTTGCCTGAGTTATCGCGGAACTCAGCTTTTGCAGCAGTGCCGGTTGCTGAAGCAGTCGCCGTCAATGGCGTGCCAGATACAGTTAAAACACCACTGGATACAGTTCCTGGCGTTGTGCCGAGCGTGAATGATGCAAGAACACCAGTAGAGCCAGAAAGAGCAGACGTGCCGATCACAAGCGTGCCAGCCGTTGCTGCTCCCGTTGAAGATGCAACAGTCTTGCCGGCAACTAAGTCAGCAACAAGCTGCATACGATTTGATTTAAGCGCAGTTGAATATGTAACAGCCATTTTTAGTTTCCTTTAGTCAGAAGCCGCGTCTGCGGGCAGTCAAGTTCGTGCGGCTCCTGCTCGCACGTTCACTATCCATCATCAGTTCGTCC